GCAATGGCGAATTCCTCGGCTGGTCTGGTGACTGTACGGGAGCGCAGGCCTCCTGTACCGTTACTGTGAACCGCGTGATGAATACCACCGCGACTTTCAAAACGGTGTATAAACTGTCGGTGGGGCATAGCTCATCCGGTTCCGTAACGGGAACACCGAACGGAGAATTCAACTCGTTGATCAACTGTGGTAACAGCTGCAATGCGAGCTACCTGGAAGGCACGGCGGTCACTCTGACCGCTTCACCCGCGGTAGGCCGCACGTTCACGGGATGGTCCGGAGCGTGTTCAGGTGCCGCGCTAGCCTGTACTTTGACGATGAGCAAAGATAGTTCTGTAAATGCGAACTACAAATAAACGATACGGCTGTAGGTAGTTGCTTTACTGGGAGCGCCGAGGGAAACCTTGTGCGCTCCTTTTTCTCGTCTGGGCTGGAAGTAAGGACGTTTTCAAAGAAGGATCGGTGCGGCTAAAGGGGTTTAACTAGAAATGCAGCACTCTCCTCTGCTTGAAGTGGAGCCGAGGTTTTTCCGAAACTCCCGAAGCTGAGGAGCATTGGGAGCGCATTGAAGTAGACGTCTTCGGGGAGACGATTCTGACTCTGCATTCCAAGCAAGAAATCTTCCTTCGATAAAGAACGTTTATGGACACGGAACCGAGCCCGCGGGCTTCGAGCGAAACACGCCATGCGCTGACAAGTGCCTTGGTGAAGCCTGCTCCCGGCTCCTGCGTATACCAAAGTTGCGGTCGAGCGGGTGGGCGAAGATTTGTCCTGATTCGTTGATGGAGAGCGGGGCGCGGGGATCAGGTCCAGCAATCGTGCTCAGCACAAGGAACAAGTCCACAACCGAACGCCCTAGGCAGCCCGAAGTACTGAGCGTAGACCACGCGAAGGCCGTTTTAGGCTTTGGTACTCGGCCAATCGAAGGCCGGAAACCAACGACGTTGCAGAATGCGTTGGTTCGGATCAACCGTTCAATCTCAACGGCGCTCATAAAACATACGGAAGGAACAGCCGCTTCAGCCTCTACGGTAAGCGCGAGCTATTAGTGCTTGACGGCGGGTCGAGATATTCTGAGCCATGAGTAGGAGTCTATCAACCGATCTCGACGAGCCTCGCCCAGCGGCCTTGGCAACGCTGCCGAGCGGAGGAAACTCGTGTTCAGTCGCATAAACCGTTTAGAAGGCTAATGATAACGTCTAGGACTTTATCCGCTGTGCTCCGGCAGTCAGCCTTGACGAGCGAGCCAGAGTTCAGGCAGGAGCATGGCGGATAGAATCCTAGACGTTACCGGAAAGTGTCAGGAGAGTGCTCGTTCAACCGGCTTTTGGGGCTAAACCCCGGATAGCCCGCGGCATTTACAAAGGAACTTGATGTACGCAGTGACAAAGCCTGGGCAGCTCGCTTTGGTCTGAAATCAGATCGTCAGACTATGAGTTGGTAAAGCGCATCCCCACAACTGTCTCGAATTGCTCGAGATCCTGCGCAGCAACGCTTAAGAATCCAAAAGTTACACTTCGATTTTCAATCTTGATAGCACTGGCACCGTGGTCCAAGAGGCCCGTTCCGCTTGGGCCTCAAGTTCCAGTAAAGGTCCTCCCCTGAGTCCGCGACTCCTTTAATGAATGCGTTCTACGCGCATGGTCAACACGCCGCCTCTAACGTGCGCGTTGAAAAGGAAACTCCCGTGATGAACCAAATAAAGATAGAAATCTGGCCGATAGCCAAGCTGGTGCCCTATGCCAGAGCGATGAGGCGAAACGACGACGCGGTCGACAGGATGGTGGCAACGATTCAGGAGTTTGGCTTCAGATTGCCTCTCTTGATTCGCGGCGATGGAGAGATCGTCGACGGCCACTTGCGGCTGAAGGCGGCGCGGAAGTTGGGATTCGCTGAACTGCCGGTCATTGTCTGCGATGACTGGACGGCGGCACAGGTGAAAGCCTTCCGCTTGGCCGTGAATCGCTCGGCTACATGGGCACAATGGGACTGGAACCTTGTCGCTCAAGAAATCGCAGATCTTAAGCTGTTGGACTTTGATCTAACGCTGACCGGCTTTGACGGGCTTGAGATCGATAAACTGCTTCTCCAGCTTAATAGTCCAGACGGCGACGATCTTACGGCTATAGATGTTCCTGTGCCAGTCAGCGTTCGGGGCGATCTGTGGCTCTGTGGCGAGCACCGAATCCTGTGCGGGGACGCCACCAGCGCGAGCGACGTGGCCATGCTATTCGACCCGGCAATTCCTGAATTGATGGTTACCGACCCGCCTTATGGGGTGGACTACGATCCCGGGTGGCGAGAAGAAGCGGGACTCGGCAAACAACGTCAGACCGGGCGGGTAATTAGCGATGACCGGGTTGATTGGTCGGATGCTTACAAGCTGTTCAGCGGCAATGTTGCGTATGTATGGCACGCGGGAATTTACTCGGGAGAGGTCGCGAATTCGCTCCTGAGCTCCGGCTTTTCAGTCCGTGCACAAATCATTTGGGCCAAGCAGCACTTTGCAATGAGCCGCGGTCATTATCACTGGCAGCACGAGCCGTGCTGGTACGCGGTACGGACGGGATGCTCCGGGAACTGGCGCGGAGGCCGTAAGGAATCAACATTGTGGGAAGTCTCAAATCTAAATCCTTTCGGTGCCTCGCAGGCCGAAGATGCTATTACCGGGCACGGGACGCAGAAGCCGGTCGAGTTAATGCGCCGCCCAATTCTCAATCACACGGAAAAAGGCGCGGTGGTCTACGATCCCTTCCTCGGCTCGGGATCAACTCTCATTGCCGCCGAGACTGTGGAGAGGACCTGTTACGGCCTCGAGATCAGTCCTTCCTACGTGGACAGCATTGTGCTTCGCTGGCAGAAACTTACCGGCAAGAATGCGGTGCTTGAGGCAGACCGTCAGACGTTCGAGCAAGTAAGCACTTCTCGCAGCACGCAAGCGAAACTACCGCTGGCTGTCGACGGAACAGGAGATCTCCATGCCGCGGCCTAGCTTCAAACCCACAAAGCAACAGCGTAAGCTGGTCCATTCTCTGTCGGCCATCGGGGTAAGACAGGAGCACATCGCTCCTGTCATCGGTCTGCGTTCGCCGAAGACTCTGCGGAAACATTTTCAGAAGGATATCGCCAAGGGAGCCGCCGATGCCACGGCTAAGGTAGCCGCCACTGCTTATGAGATGGCTGCTTCTGGCAACTTTGCCGGCATGACTAGATTCTGGATCAGCACGATAGGTGGTGGCCTGGACCTGCCGCCGAATGCGGACCCCCGCGAAGTTCCAGATGACGCTGAAGCCACGGAGGGCACCGATGCCGAAGAGTAAATATCAGCCGACTCCGGAGACTCGCCGTCAGGTCAAGACATTGGCGGGTTTAGGGCTTCGGCACGAACAGATCTGCCTCTCGATTGGCCTGCGCTCTCCCAAGACGCTGCGCCGCAACTACTCTCGAGAACTCGTCCTTGGCATTGCTGAATCCAGCACCAGAATCAGACAAACGGCATACAGGCTCGCTACCTCCGGCAGAGATCCGGCAATGACGATCTTCTTTTTGAAAACCAGAGCCGGTTGGTCCCCCGACATGAACACGAAGCGGAAGGAGGAACTGGAGGAGCAGGTGGTCTATATTTACGGAGATTACAAGCTGGCCCCTGCGGAACCGCCTTCTGAAAAAACAGTTTTAGGAGTTGATTAATCAGCGGGAGAGAGCGTTCATGGTGTCTGACGTAAACAGGAGCAAACACCCATGAATGAAGCGCTTTGCAAGGAAGTGGAAGGTCTGCGAAAGCAAAAGATGAAGGTTCTCAGGGCCCGTTACCAGGAGCTGTTCGGCGAGGAATCGCGCTCGTCGAATCAAGCGCATCTATTCCGGCGGATCGCCTGGCGCTTGCAGGCGGTATCGGAAGGCGATCTCACCGAGCGGGCACGCCTTCGTGCGGCTGAGTTGGCGCAGGATGTCGATGTGCGGCTCCGGGCTCCCCGGAGATTCTGGAGCGAGCTTTCCGCGCGGGGTACC